TTTCTCTTTACTAGGAGGTTATCATGAAGATTGATGCACAACCGTCATTTATTGACAGACTGTCTTCGGGCAATAAATCACGCTTGTCCAGATTGAATCAACGCATCGCCAAAGGTTCGGAAGAGGTCTTAGCTTCACCAAACTACGACCAGATTTCCGACGAAGATTTGCTATCTCGAGTCGGGGATATCATCTCTAAAAGTGTAAGCAATGAGAAGCTTCTGAAAATCGAGGACTCTCAGAGATCTAAGTTTGGACCCAGATCCTTAGCTAAGAACTGGGAAGATCGTCGAGAATCCTTGTTTGCTTATTTCCAGCACTCGCACGATGAGACACAATTCGAAACCGGTGGTTTGGAGCCTCGCGGTAACTTGCGTCCAGCTTCAATTACCACCGCCGCTGAGCGTCTCATAAAGTCCAGTTCAACAGGCTTGCCTTACATGACTCGCAAGGGTGTTTTGTTGGACACAGTCAGTCCTGAGGTTCTTCTCCTCGAGGCTGGGGAGTATCCGTGTGTGTTATTTACGAGGACACAGGAAGAGGGGAAAACTCGTAACATTTGGGGTTATCCAATTGGGGATACTTTGAAAGAGTCGCAGTATTTTATCCCTTTCCAATCGGTGGAAAGGAATCTTGGTTTTCGAGCTGCTCTTGGAGGGCCTGATCATGTCGATAAAGCCATTTCGCAACTACTCTTTAGCCGTAAGGAGTCTGATCTTGTTTATTGTGTTGATTTTGCTGGTTACGATGCTAGCATCTCTCCCACTCTTATTCAAGAAGCCTTTGGATTTATCGCTTCCCATTTCCAAAGATCTTTCACTGCAGATTTCGCCCGATTATTCGAGCGTTTCACTTCTATCCCCATTTATACTCCCGACGGCGAAATATCTGGAAGACACGGGGTGCCGTCCGGGTCCTCTTTCACTAATACCATCGATTCACTTGTCCAGTGGCAGGTTTCGGGCTATCATCGCGTGGGATTCTGTGAAATTCAAGGGGACGACGGCGTATATCTCGTACGACGTGATGAGCAATCTGAGTTCGAAGAGCGGTTTCGAAACTCGGGCATCACTCTCAATACCGATAAGAGTGAAGTGTTCTTAGGTAATGAGGCAGTTTACCTCCAACGGTACTATCATCCCGAGTTTAGAACTGCTGACGGTCATCTCGGTGGCGTCTATCCTCTGACTCGTGCGTTGATGCGGCTTAAGTACCTGGAGAAGTGGACCGATTTTGAACGAGAGGGAATAGCTGGTAGCGACTTCTTTTCCCTACGGGCGCTTATGATCTTAGAGAACTGTAAACATCACCCCGGTTTCGTTGAATTTGTCCGTATGGCTCAAGAGATTGATCGAGACGGTCTGCGTTTCACCAATCGAGGTCTCCACGCATACTCTAAGATGCAAGAGTCCAGGGCACGAGCCGGAGCCTTACCTGTTAGCGAGATGAGAACAGGCATCCGTTCCTTTGAAACTGTTAAGGTTTTGGAGGGACTCAGATAGGGTCCAGCCCGGGACTGATCTTTCGAT